AATCCCATTCATATTCACTCTCAAGTCCCTCCCAACCAGCATCCAATTCTGATTGAAGTGAGGAAATAATGTCTTCAAGTGTTCCGTCAAAGTCCCCATAATACTTTTGAGTTTCTTTGACTTGAATTCGTTTGATAGTCATTTTACCCCAAGCAACTCCTTTTCTTCATCAGTCAAACGAGCAAGAAGTTCTTGTCGTTTTTGTTCTTTGATTTTCTCTTGTCGTTTTTCTTCCAACATTTCATCAAGAACATCCATCATAGCATCAAAACTATACGAACCTTTGTTCCAATCACTCTCACCTTTTTGAGTGATGACTACTTTTTCATCAAACCCCTCTTGAGAGAACATTTCATAGATACGAACTACATAATCACCATCTTTGTCCTCACGAACTTCAACACTCAATTGAAGTTGTTTTGCTTTGGAAAAGAGTTTGAGAAGTTCAGTTTCTCTGATAGTCATTTCAGTTCTCCTCCTGATGATGGAATACTTTAGCAAACTCTTCTACTGCTTCAAAAGACATTTTAGCAGCAAACTTGAATAGTTCTCGTCGTTCTTCTTCAGTTGAATTTTGGGCATTGTTCAAGGTTCTCAACCACTCAACAAAGAGTGTTTGTCCTAAATCAACAAATCGTTCTTGAGAAAAGTCAGTCATTTCAAATGAGGTTCAATTTGTGTTTGAAGTTTAAGTTGTTGGAGCAAATCACGAGCAAATGTGATTTCACCATACTCACATCCCACATCAAAAGCATCATCATAATTTCCAGCATCTGAAGGAGAATAATCATCACCACATTCATCATAACAATGCTTATTGTCTGCAGTTTCTTGAAGTTTGGTGAGAAGGAATTGGAGTTTTTGTGTATCAGTCATTTCAGTTCTGGTGTTGTTTGAGGTGAAGTTGGATACATTCCATAACATTATCAAGAGTTAGAGCACTACCCTCATAGTAGTAATCCATATTCATTACATCTGTGACTTTGAGTTTGTAATAAAATCTATCACCAGGGAAATACTGGTGGATGTCTATGTGAGTTTCGTAGTCCATCACTTTGGTTGCTTATGAAGTCATTATACAACCAAAAGGAGCATCTGTGGGATGCTCCTGAGCCAGTTCTTCAAGTGTCCACATAAACCTCAAAGGTGATTTTTGTTCCATACATTATATCCATTTCCACACTCATAGTGGATACTTTTGCCTTACCTTTTTTGACTTGTTCTACGACTTGATGAAAAGAAACATTCACACTATTAATGTCATAAGATTTGATTTTACTAACAGGAATAGTTGAAGTGTCCCGAAGTTTTTCCAGTTCTTCTGCGTATGACTTTTCACCCTTATAATAATCTGGTTTTGGTTCTTCTTTCTTTCCGTAGAGTTCATTATATTTTTCTATAAGAGGATTAGTCATCATACATCAACCCATACAAAAGAAAGACAATTTTTCATAAAGAACCGAACAATCGCAGTCGGTTTCTTATTCATACAATATCTAAAATATCCCGAACCAAATGTATAATATCCAACTTCTTTACCACCTTCTTTAATTACAAAAGTGGAAGTAATATTACCACCAGTCGCAGTAAGTTTAGAGTAATCTAATTTTGCTGGAAAACTTCCATTCTTGCGAGCATACTCAATATCCTCAATAATCCTAGTAATCTTTTTACTAAACTGATACTCTTGATAGTATTTGAGTTGTGCGAACTTGTATTCTACATCCTCAATCTGTTTATCAATCTTCTCATCAAATTCTTGTGAGATTTCTTCTAATGATTTGCGTGGTAATTTAAATCCAGTAAGTTCTTGTGGTTCATTTGGAATAGTGAAGTATTCTTTGAGTAGTTCATACTGTTCGTTGTCTTCACTCGCATTAGAAGACAAACACATACACTCAAAGATATTCTTTACATCTTTGAGTGTTTTGATTTTACTTATATCAAGTTTGTGATTTAATCTTTCAGTCATCGCAGGTTCTTCTTAATTTCATCCAAACAATCATTCCATCCTTGATTATACCCCATTTCATCTTCTTCATATTCTAACTCATCAGGCAACCATTCTTCACTAACATCACCATACTTCCCGTGCTTCACATCGTTGAACCACAATCCTTCAAGCAAACGACAAGTTTCACCATCAGTAATAGCAACCATCAGCAAACCATCATCAGAATACTTTTTTTTATACCAATAAAATTCATCAGGAAATTCAAGACGATAATAAACCATCTCATTATAAGAGACAACCTCAAACTTACCACCAAAACTAAACTCCATTCTTGGTTGAGATTTATGCGTCTCAATCTCTTTGAGGAGTTCAAGTTTCTTTTGAAGCACTTTTATTTCTGCTTCTGTTTTTTCAATATCAGTCATTTTTCTCTTCCTCTAAAACATCACGGGCACGGTCAGCAATCTGTCTCAAACTAATGCGAGGGTCATTATAAGATGTGGGTGTCCAATTATCACACCAATTATCAAGTTCAATAATAACTCGTTCTAATGCTGATTGGGTTTTAGTCATTTACAATCCCTCACAGGGTCAAAGTCAATATATTCTGTCGTAGTTCTCCTCACATAATCACAAAGTTCCACTTGTGCTGATTCCAGAGATAAGAACTCCCCATCATAATATTCATTCTTGAATGGATTATACCACCAAAACAGAAACTTCACCTGTGGATAATACCTTGTGCGGTCTCCTTTGATTTTTTTGACGATACGATACTTTTTCATCGGATGCCACTATCAAAGAGCTTTTTGAGTTCGTGATAAACAAGTTTCAACTCATTATCAACACCCAAATCTACATCTTTCAAAATCCAGTAGAGTTCTTTTGCTTGTTGCTCTGTGAGTGTGAGTTTGTAGTTCTTTTGAATTTCAATCATTTTCAATCTCCTCCACATTTACATAAGGAGCAGTCATCCATTCACTCCATTCCTCACAATCATAAATGATGGGAGGACATAAACAACCAGAAGCATCAGTAGTAAAAATATGATACCGATACTGAATGTCTGGTTTCATCCCCAGTTCATTCTCAACGATACGAAGTTCAATCATTTCACAAAAGCTCCAATAGCAGGAACTTCTCCACAAATCTCATTCACTCTTCCCACTGTTTGGTCTTTGAGTGCTTGACGACACTCCAAGTTCTTATTGTATGTTTGTTGGAATAATACTCGTTGTTGTTGGGCATCATAGGTAAGAGTGCCAGCAAGAATTGCTAATCCACAAAACAAAACAAAAACTCCAAAGTTAAATCCATCAAAGTTTTTCATAGTGCCTCCAATTCATCACACAATTCTAACACATCAGCACACATAATCACACCAGGACTTTGTTGGAGTTGGTTGATAGTTTCACGAATAGCAGCAACAACTCCATCTTTTGGAAAGTTGTATGTATCCTCTGCTTCATATGCTTCCATAATCTTTTTTGCTCGTTCAGTCATTCTTCTACCTCAATCTCAATCATTTCATAAGTAACATAAAATTTTTGTCTTTCTTCTTGAAGTTTCGTAAGCAATACCTCATTTGCTTTGTCTTTGGAAGTGGAAGCATACTCAACATGATAACCTAAATCAACATTATCAACCACACAATAGATTTTCATTCTTGCCACCCATCAAAGTATTCAGTAAAAAAGTTAACACTCAAACCAACTTTACCAACTTGAAAATCTACTCCAAATAAAGAATTAGTAAAGAATGAGAATAGGATGTGTAATCCACCATCACTAAAAACTAAACGACTGGGATTTTCATAATGAACCCAGAGTAATGAACGATTGTTGAAGATACCAAACTGCCAAGTGTAGTCAGTATCACCATCATCCCATACTTTTTTATCGTATTGAAAGAGTTTCATTCTTCATCCTCACAAGGGAACATTTCGTTGTATGCTTCATCAGTCAGCACAAGATACTCTACATTTTCAGCATCTTTGTGGTCTTCGTAATACATCATACGATAATGGTTGAAGTTGTTGAGGTCTGTGCTGCCGTATTCTACGACACCATCAACAAGACAGAGGTAGTGGTAGTTCATTTCAATTCCTCCAGAAGTTTATCCCGCATTTGTTTTAGATTGTCTCCTGCCCAAATATCAAGAGTTTTATCGGCAAATTGGATTGCTTCCCAGAGTTTAGGATAGTTCCTCCAATCCACTACATCTTCATCAATAGCAATCAACAAATCTAGAATACAGAGTTTGTGAAGTTTGAGTAGAGCAGTCATCGGTTTGGTTGCTTATGAAGTCATTATACAACGAAAAGGGCACCTGTGGAGGAGCCCTGTGCCAGTTCTTCAAGTGTCTATTTCAGTTCCTCTTCATCTTGTTCAATCTGAAAGATAGCATTTAGAAATTCCAGACCATACTTACCAACAACCCAAGCATCTTTATCCTCAAAGAACCTATCACCTATGGTTCTCATTGAGTAGTATTCTTTTTCTTTATCAAAGAAAGCAAGTACATAACAAGTCTCTTCTGAGGAACCATTGCGTTGATTCCACTTGACGAGTTCATACTTGTTGTTGACTTTGCTCCAACGGAATTCAATGTTACGGAACCTCATTCTTCACTCCATTTATCTAAATCTTTGGCAAAGTCTTCATCAAGGTCGTTCAGATACTCAAAGTTCCAAGTGTGCTCACAGACACCAATATCAAATCCAATCTTCCAACACCAGAGTACAATACTCAAAAGAGTTCCTGCACCAGATTTGACTTGAATAAAAGGCCAACTAGCATACTCATTCCAAGAAACTGATGCTTGAAGAAGTGCCCAGCGTTTGGTATGAAGGACTTGAACATATAGTTCGGTTCCGTAATCTTCACGCCGTTTGAATGAGATGATTTTCATAATGAATTCCTTTCTTTAGATTGTATCACAATTGAATTACAGAAACAATACCCTTATGGTTTTTGGAAAGATTTTTATACACATTTAAGACACTCCAATAGTTGTAGGAATTTATTTTACACCAAGAACTCATACAATCAGTAATTACATCTTTTCCATTTTCAAAAGTTATTTTCCACGATTTTGAATTCCCATTATCAGCACCTTTAGTTCTCAATTTACTATCGGCAGATATTTTTTCTTTTGTTTCTTTGGTGTGCCTTTTACCAAAGAATGGATTTTTATCACCCATTATTTTATTTTTTTCTTCTTCCTTTGACCATCGTTTCAATTGTTTTTGCCTAATTGTATTTTTATACTCATTAGTATGCCTATATCCACTTGAACCTTCTCCCCCATCAGTTTTATTATGAAGAATACCAGTTCCTAAATCTTTTCTACCAAACACACCAATCATATAGATTTCGTGTTTAAATGCTTCTTCTTCTGTTAGATTTTGTTTCAATAAAAGTATCCTGTTTGTAGAAGGAACAAATACGGTGTGCTTTTTTCTATCAAAAGCTCTGCGATTTTTACCTTTACCAATATAGTAAGGTGTTCCATCTTGACGCAGGTATGCGTAAGTATAGTATTCCATCTGCTTTGATTTAAGTCGCAATATTATTTATATAAGAAAGGAGCAAAATGCTCCTTTCCACTTGAGAAATGCGACTTAATCAAGCATCATTATTTATCAAATCAGTTTCATTGTCCTTCCTCAAGGTTGGTGAGTTCTTCTTCAGTCAGTACAGTTCCCATTGGGCCTTTCACCAGACGAGCAATCTCTTCATCACGCACTTTCCATTCCTTGAACTTTTTGTCGAGGTCTTCATCCATGGTCAGTTCATATTCATTACAAACCTTACGTTGTTCTTCCTCGGTAACATAATCATTGAAGACAAGAGACATTGCACCACTACGAATACTTCTGGGATCCATACCAACACAGAGCATAAACTTCTCAAACAGCTTGAAATACTGTTTTGCGTTCAGATCTGCAGCAGGAGCAGTAATCAAGTAATGTTCTTCGGGAATAAAGTCATCATCGTTAAATGAAGAGCTATAAGATGGTGTCCAAGTAGCGTCAAAAGAAAATTTGACTTCAGCAGAATAAGACATTTTCAAAGATGTTTCAATGTTTATACTATAAAACACCTTGACAAGAAAATCAAGGTGTCCTGTGCCAGTTTATTGTCTGTCTTCAAGTTCTTTCATCAGTTCTTCAGCAAGTTTCATAGAACGACGGTGCATTGAATATCTTGCCCAAGGTGTCTTAGGATTATGAATCAACCACCAACGAAACACCAGAAACTTATTCTTGACAATCTGTGTTATGAATACAACTGCTTTTGCAATACTTTGGTCTGTTACAATTAAGTATCCAATGCAAAAGAATATAACCAGATAGATGTATTGTGATGTCATCGTCTTAGTGTTTTAAGATATTCAAGAACATTAGCACGAACTTCTAAGAGTTCATTGTAACATTTCTGATTATGAGCACACTGTCGAAGCTCACTATCAGGTTTATGAACTGATTCAATAAACAAATCAAGTCCACGATTCCACTTAATATCTTTCGGTTCGTTATCAGTTACTGGATTTTGGTCTTTCATCAGGAACAATTTTCAGAGGACAAGTTGGAATGTGTTGACTGATAACTTGAATCAGTTCTATCTTTTGCTGATAAGAAAGACCAACCACATTTCCAATGCGATTAACTATCTTAAAAGCATCGCTACAACTTATAACAGTCGTGGCAAATAAAGCAACCATAGTTTTCCATTAATGGTTATTTATTTGATAATCTCCCAGTGCGGGTCATTTTCACGAAGCATCCAGAAACAATACCGACGATTGATAGAAACTACAAAAAGTTGTGTTTCATTTTCTTGTTCAACTTCCATCGCATGAAGTTTATCCATGATATTTTTAAATCTGTTGATTGCTTTCTTGGATTTGGGTTGAATGTTAATCAGTTTTTTGGTCTTGGGTTTCATTGTGTTTTTAAGAGCTTAGAGTTTGTCTATCAACCTGCACAAAGGTATTCTAAACGGTTTGATGGGTGTCTGTCAAGTAATCTTCATAATACATTTGTTCAAGAGAGTGTGCTTCTATTTCATGAGGTTGTTCCCAGTAATCTAAGTCATCACAATTAATGTCCTTGTAATACATCTTTCCTCTGCGTTCTTTGAGTGTTCCTTTTACCCATTGACGCAGGTGAATGAGTTCATGTAGAATTGTCTTTGTATAAAGTTCCAGGTCTAGTTTAGGATCAATTTCAATCAGAAACTCACGAGGACGATAGATCTCTCCAGACACTGAGCAATACCCATATGCTTCTTCTCTACGAAGACCTCTATGAAGCATTTCAATATAGATGTGGTGTCGTGGTAGGTATTTGTTTAGAAACCAAGCCACAGCGTCTTCTGCACGTCTCTTACGAGCACCATATCCTGTAATATCAAGGCAGTACATCAGAACAAAGATTTGAGGACAACTTCAGATACTTTTGATGCCCAGTGTAGAGTCCATACAAAAGATCCGACAAAAATCAGTCGGTCTAGGTTGGAGTACCTCATTCTGTTTTGGTCGTTATGTAGATACTATAAAACCTCACAGAGCAATCTGTGAGGTTCAGTGGACAGTTTATGGAGTGTCCTTATGATACAAAAGTTATGATTACTTTTCCATTCCCAGATAAAGTTGCAGTTCCTGTACCCCCTGCACTATTGCTTTGATTTGATCCATTATTATAAGAACCTCCCGCACCACCATAATTACCACTGGTCGATCCAGCACCAACAGAAACTTCATCGTAATATACAAATGTTCTACCTGCATTTGGATTAAACCATAAAGATCCTGCAGTTGGTGAAGTTGGAGCGATAGTGCTAATAGAAACAGTTGCTCCCGCACCAGCTCCTCCTGCAATACTAATATCGACGATAGTTCCATTAACTACAAAAGTATTACCAGCACCAATAAAGTTTAATCTTGTGACAGGACCAGAAGTAATTGAAGTTCCTGCTGAACTAATACCAAGATTAAAACCACCAGTTGCAGTAACAATACCGGTAACTAGAGCATTTCCAACAACATGAAGTTTTGATGTTGGATTTGTCGTTGCAATACCAACTCTATCTGTAGTGGGATCAACATACAGATTAGAATCGGAAACTAAATTAGCAGTATATCTTGTTCTATCCGCTATTGTATTTTCTAATTATTTATTTCAGGCCATAAAATATCAAAAGGATTCAACTGAGTATCTGGTAGGTCTCTAAGTTCTTGACGATATAATGCCCATTGTTCTTTATTTTCAAGTCCCAAATCATAATCACTGATTTGAGTCCAATCACTGTCTTTAAGTAATTGATTTCTTTGTTCTCTTACCTTGCTCCACTGATCTTCAAGTTCTTGAGTATTATAAGGTCTTACGATAAATTCTGTTCCAGTCCAATCAACAGTTTCTACTTTTGGATCATATATTGGATATTCATAAGGACCCGTGAAACCAGCAGCAGAAATTTCATCTTCAGTGAAGCTGCTGGGATCGGTGCGGGTGAATCCATCTAGGAATTTGAGTCTAAATGGAATTGGTTCTGGTTTTGAACCTTTAAAAGAATAAAGAGTCATTTGAGTATTATTATTTTGTTATTATTATTTACTATGTGATGCGGAACGGCAGCGGGGCGGGGCGGGTGTTGTGACGGGAGTAGAGGAGGGTCATATCAGGAAGCTGTTAGGTGGAGTGAAGTTGGCGGTGTAGCGGGCAACCCCTTTGGTAATGCGGACATCATTCATGTATCCTTGCAAATCGTGAGAGATATTTGTATAATCCATAAATCTTCCCACGTACAAAGGAGACGTACCGGAATACATACTGGTAAAAGAACCATCGGCGCCTTGCTGCACACCATCCTTGAAAAGTCGAATTGTTGAGCCCGATTTAGAAGCAGCAATATGCATCCATGTATTCAACGGAAGCGTTGCCGCTCTTGATATTGTTTGATCGCCGTTAGCCGCTCCAACCGCTCCATTCGTAGACCAATACATGATTATGTTTGTTGGTCCAGCCATTAGAGCCCACTCTCTTGTAGTTGCGCCGCCTTTGCTGACTAAATGATTATAACTTCTGTTTGCTGTTAGAAACACCCACGCCTCAATAGTCCAGTCGCCTGTTGAGAGTGTAAAGCCAGGGTCATGTGGAGCGCTCCATCCATTTGTCTCTCCTGGGTTAAAAAACGCGGATGATCCGTAATACTTGGATTGTGCCACGCTAATTTGTGGCGCACCGTAGGCAGTAAGAACCTTTGTGGATTGACTGTAATCTGTTAATACTGCGCTGCCGCTGCTTCCATGGCAAGGCAACAACAGGGACACGCTGCTAAAGTTCGCGTCTTCCCGAACCGCGAACGGCCATAGCCCTGCTCGCTTCGCCTTGAGCTGCTCCGGCGGTGTCCACACACCAGGCACTGACGCAGCTGCGCTGGTATCTCTTACCTTCCCAATCAACCCCCCATTGAACCCAATCATTACGCAATCTCCTCGTATCCGATGATCAGCTCTAGGTCGCTGGCTGCACTTGCGAGGGCACGAATGGAGTCGCCTTCCTCCAAGTAGAAATACGTCTCTTTGGTGCTGAGTATCTGCGTAGCGTCCGCTGGAACGGCAATCGTTTTGGCGATGTAGCGATCAGTTGTGCCGTCGTAGATGCTCACGCTGATATCGGCAGCGTTGGTGCCATCCACGTTGGCGCAGAAGATGCTATTGATCTTTAATACCGTATTACTAGCAGGAGAGTTTGTTAAAATACCAACAATAGAAGTTGTGACACCAACTCTTGCAGTTTTTCCTGTAATCGTTGTTGGATTCTTAAGATTCGGTGCTGCCATTTTAGAATATCATTCCCATCATTACTGGACTTATATCTGGTGTGGAACTTCCACCACCACCTTCTATATTTATAGTTCCAATACCTGAAGAAACGGTGACTGTGGAAATACCTGCACCTCTAAAGTCTAAGAGTGTTACTCCAGTTCCTACTGTCCCTCCTGCTGTTGCAATACCTAAAGAACTTCCTCCTCCACCACCAGTAGCAGTTATAGTTACATTACCTGTTGATTGATCTACAGAAATTCCAGAACCAGCAGTAATAGAAGTTACAATGCCAGTTAAGTTTATACCAGATCCATTATAAGAAGTTGCTGTTACAATTCCCACATTTATATTGGGATTTCCAGTAAGTCCTTGAGCAACTGTTGCTATGCCACTAGAGGAAGCATAAGTAGCAATACCACTAGAGGAAGCATAAGTAGCAATACCACTAGAGGAAGCATAAGTTGCTATACCTGCTGATGTAGCATAAGTTGCAATACCTGCTGATGTAGCATAAGTAGCAATACCACTAGAGGAAGCATAAGTTGCTATACCTGCTGATGTAGCATAAGTTGCAATACCTGCAGTTGAAGCATAAGTTGCTATACCACTAGAGGAAGCATAAGTTGCTATACCTGCTGATGTAGCATAAGTAGCACTAGAAGCATTGCCAGAAAAACTTGATGCAGTTACAACGCCAGAAGCATTAATATTTCTTACAACTGCTAAATCATTTTCAGTAAATTGTACCGATCCAGCAGCAAGTCGTGTTCCTGTTGGAAATTGTGTTGAACCAATACCTACAGCATAATTACTTAACCAAGCATCAGTACCAAGTCCAGAGAAAGTACCAGACTTAAACCACATAAACTTCTTATATGTGGCAGGATTAGTCTCACCTACTCCAACATCATAAAGTGAAATGAGTGGTGTTCCTTCAGTTGATGCAATCGCAATACCACCGTGATTTGCAGTATTATCTGTTGAGGAATCATTACCACTTCCATCAGTTCTAAAACCCAAGACAATATCTGGATCATAAACTTTAAATTCAGTTGTAAAGAGAGTTGCAGATGTTCCACCAATCGTAATGTTTCCATTTACATTCAGGTTTCTATTGACTTGAAGATCTCTTGTAACTGTTACATCTTGTGGTGCAGTAAATTGTGATGGAATACTTAATAATGGTGTTGAACCTTCACCAGTTCCTGAAGTAACTGTGATTTGATTTGAAGTACCAGTGATAGTTGATACATAATCACCAGTCGTATCACTACCAAGAGAAACTGAATTTGGTTGGATGGTTGCTGCTAATGATACATTACCGGTTCCATCAAAACTAATCGGTGATGCAATTATATCACCAGTGATTTCAAAAGTTCTAGAATTCTGCAATCTGGTAGTCTGTGTGGATATACCTGCTGTGGTAGCATAAGTTGCTATACCTGCTGATGTAGCATAAGTAGCAATACCACTAGAGGAAGCATAAGTTGCTATACCTGCTGATGTAGCATAAGTTGCAATACCTGCTGATGTAGCATAAGTTGCTATACCTGCTGATGTAGCATAAGTTGCTATACCACTAGAGGAAGCATAAGTTGCTATACCTGCTGATGTAGCATAAGTAGCAATACCACTAGAGGAAGCATAAGTAGCAATACCACTAGAGGAAGCATATCCACTATTACTGCTACTAGAAATATTAGTAAGTAAAGAACCATCACCAACAAAATAAGTTGCGGTAATTACACCAACACTCATTCCAAGTGATGAGGTATTTCCAAGTCCTAATGTATCATCAAGTGTTTGAGAACCACCTCCGCCACCTACTGCACCAATCCACTTACCAGATGCAGCATCATACTTTAGAAATCTACCATCAACTTTTGCACTATTTCTATCAACATCATCAAGAAACTCAAGACGAGTCTCTCCACCTCCACCTAATGTAGATAGTTGTTGTTGAATACGATTAATGAATAAGCGATAGTGTTCTTGAAGTTGATCTAGTGTTACAAACTTTTTATTCAGGGGTGTGAGTGGATCTGCATTAGAAACAGTTGGAGGTTCATCTAAAAGTCCTTCTTTGAGAACAGTCTGCTCATTGAATTTACTGAAGATTTCTTCAATATAAGAAACTTTTTTAGAAATCTTATTATATTTCTCATTAATATCAACAAATGAAATCTGATCTATATTTTCTTTTAATGTAAAAATATCATCTAAAAGAGTTGCATTTGTTTCTTTTAATTTAGTATTTTTATACTCAATATCATTTTCTAAAAGATTTAACTTCTTGGTAAAAAGTTTTTGAAGATCTTCTACTTTAACTTTTAGTTCTTGTTGAGTATTATTTTCAACTTCCTCTTTAATACCCTCAATTTTTTGATATACACTCGCAATTTCTTCTGAGAGGATTGCAATAAAACCTTGATGCTCTTCAAACTTAATTTTATCCGCAAGTCCTTTTGCTTCAATTGCTTGATAAAGTTTTTTATAAGTAGATGAAGTTTCTTCTAAATCTTTTTTTGCAAGTAAGATATTATTTTCTAATTGTTCAATGAGACTTTGAAGAGATTGTTGAACAATCTCAACTTTTTCATCTATCCCCTTTTCATATTCTTCCAGTTCTTCATAAACAGAGTTAATTTTTTCTTCCGTTTTTAGTGAATGCTCTACGACTTGTTTTTTATATTTGGGAAGTTCTTGATTGACAAGTTCTGTAAGTTTATCAACATCCGAAGAAATATTTGAAAGTGCTTGTTCATTAACACCTTCAAGTTGATTTTCTAGGATATTGAATTTTTCTTGAATTTGATTATCAAAAGTTCCAATAAAATTGTCTATTTTCTCATCAACAGATTGTTGATGGGTTGATAATCTTTTATCAAAAGATATTTCACTACTCTTAATAAATGCCTTATACTTTGGAAGTTCTTCTTCAAATACAAAATAAACTTTATTTGTAATATCTTCTACTTCTTCTTTAATTGCAGAAAGGTCTTTGTGATTAATACCTTTGAGATTAAATTGAATTTTTTTAATATTATCTTCTAGAATGAGAAGATTGGACATCATCGCATTATCCAAATCTTCTTTAGAAAGAGAATTAGAAATTTCTTCTTTAAGTTGCTCTATTGCGTTTTCAAGTTCTTGAATTTTTGCAACATTATCTTTAAGTGAACCAAAAACTTCAGTAAATTCATTTAAAGTCTCAATATTTTTAATATTAGACTTATACACATCAAATTTTTCAGGAATATTTTGTGTTCCCAAAAATTCTACTTGATTGGTATCAGGTTTTTTGCCAAAAAAATCAGATGGTTTCTTAAGTGCCACTTATATAATCTTGATTACTGTTTAGATATTTATTTTAACTCAAAACAGAAGCATTTACAAGTACATTACCTTCTCTTTGTTTTTTCTTTTGAGAACTACCATCA